ATTTTGTTTCATTTTTACATAATGTAATGATGAAAGATACACCAGCTTTGAAAAAAGAAGGTGTGTTGTTTGAGCTTGAGAACATGAGTCTGGCCGATCAGAACAAGGCTAAGTTGCCAAGGAGGTTAGAGAAAAGATACTCTTTATTGAAGACTGCATCAGTGCCTTGAGCTGCAACATCAAGACCAAGACCAGTGGCTTGCCCAGCTAGCTCAGCTCCAGCAAAACGAACAATCTTATCAGGAAGTTGATCAATAACAAGGTCAGCTGTTTTTGTGCCGATTGGTAAAAAGCTAGCTGCGTCATCGGTAAGGTCACGGATTACTTCACGACCACCTGTGACGCCGAGTTTTTGAAACGCAGGTGACTTAGCTGCTGCTTGAAGTGCAGCATTGCCACCAAGATTCATAGCTTTGCCAACAACCATCGGAGCAGCTCCAGCAATAGCAGTCTGCCACATCGAACCTGTCTGGTCAAATGTGTCTGCGGCGCTGAGACCAAAAGAAAGCGCAGGGCCAACGACTGGAATAGCCATTGCCCCTACGTTAGCAACCTGTCGTGGGAGTGAACGTCCAACTTGCTCACCCACAGTGCGATCAACTCCAACTAACTCTGCTAAGTTCCCAGACCATTCCCCAAGAGTCTCATCTGGAGTAATAGCAGCAATGCCTTCATTGAGACTTTGATTCGCTGTGCGAATTAAGTTTTCCCAAGGGCTAGCGTTACCAATGCGAGCCATTTCTGGATCGCCGGTAGAACGAGCACCAAGCCGAGCAAACTCTTCAAGAGAAAGGTTTGCAGCGGCTGGATTGTTTGCTTTAGTTTGCTCAAAAAGAGACTTGATTTCGGGGAAGGTCATAGGAAGTTAGTAACAAGATTAAAATGGAATTGGGAATCCGTTGTATGAAGGACGCATAACTTGCATTATGTCTTCACCGTATTTGTCTTTTGCTCGGTTGGTTTTTAAAAGTCCACGATCACGAAGACTTTTAATCGTAGCTGTGTCACCTGCAAGGCGCTCGTTAGCGTTAGGATAAGTCGGCTGATTGCCAAACATAGCAGGAAGTGCAGATTGCCCACCTTGAGCTAGCGTTGGTATTGTTGTGAAAGGATTAAAAACCTGCATTAACCTTGCACCCATATCATCACCACGGCCAGCAATGCGACGTATGTTGGTTGCTTCTTCCTGCGGCAGAGGAGTGTAATCCCAAGCAGATTGATTCATCCAGTCAGCTGGCCCAGCTTGTTCAGGAAACGGTCCAAGCACTTCACCATAGTTTGGTGGACCAGCGATTGGCTCAGGAGGCCCAGCTAAAGGAGCAGGCGGACCCATCATCATGTCAAATGATTGATTAAAACCAGAATCCATGCTTGGCTGGGTAGGCGGGGTAGCCCGAGCAGCACTTGGCGCATTGTTAAAAAGAATTGGTTCAGCCAACTTTTTACCATCAATCTCTGTCTGCGCAGTAATCATTGGTCGAGGTCTCACAGTAGAAGAACCAGTGCCATAACGACCATCAAGACTTGCAGTAAAACCACCACCAGGAAGAGCTGTCTTCACCATGTCACTCCGAGTCGCCATAGGATCACCAGCAGGCTGCTTTGGAAAGATCATATTCATTGCTTCCTGATTCTTTTTCGCCACATCAACAGCGTTACGCGAAATTGCAGGATTCACATTTGCCATACTTCCAGCATCTAACTCCTGCTTACGACGAGCGTATGCTGCATCTTTCTCAGGCGTCTTTTTAAAGAACTCCTGAAACTCTCTTGACGCACCGCCGTTTAACCAGCCGCTAGGATCGTTGGTCACAACGCTTGATCGAGGCTGCATGATCTCACGAATCAAGGCAAGATCATTCACCTCATTACTACCACCAATAGGCTGACCAGGATTACTCGTAGGCGCACCTGTCTGAGCGTCATAAAACACATTCCTACGACGACCAGTAGGCTGAGCGCCACGACCAGAAATAGTGTTTCCAGCTGCCCACCAAGGAGTCTGCTGTGGTTGCTGTGGTTGATTGGTTGCCTCAGGGAAAATCATCCTGAAAGCTTTTTCTTGCGGAGTTGCCATAGTTAGTTATTTGTTTGGATTGACGTATTGTTGAAATTCATCTACTGGACGCTGATAAGTTTTTCCTGTCATTGTTTCAAGGTTAAGCATCAAAGCATCACGCTCTGGACCTGGAGGCATCGTCATTGTTTTTTGCAGATAGTCAAGAATCTGTGGATCCATCATAGCTTGATTCTTTGCAGTCTGTTGACCCATCAAAGCTTCACGCTGTATTTTTGCCAGCTCCACAGCCTGCGCCATTTCAGCCTCAGCAAGTCCACGAGCTTGAGCTAGTTTCTCTTGCTCTCTAGTATCTTGCATCTTTGACTGCTCAAGATCAAAATTGTATTTTCTTTCAGCTTGTTCTTGTGCAGCCATAAACTGCTTCTCTTGCTGACTTAACTCTTGTTCCTTAAACCGCTGTCCCATCCTTGCTTGCCGCCTGCTCATCAGCATTTCATTATTCATCTGATCTCGAGCTAGCTGAAGTCTTTCACTCTGATTTCTGCCTTCTCGTAGCATCTGCAAAAGTTGCATTGCCATCTGTGCTTGCGCTTGTTGTTGTTCTCGTTTCATTATTATGTAGTCTTCACACTGATTGTTTCCTTAGACCGTTGCACCAGTATCTTAACCGTACTCAAAGAGTCTTTAGCTCCTCGATATATTCTTGGAGCTTTTTTAAAGATCTCCTCAAACTTACCCGTTTTCGATACCTGAATAAAGTTTTGATTTTCCTGTGTTGCTTCCATTAACTGGAGGATAAATTGTTACCTTCTCTCTAACCCACATTCCATTCACCTGCTTTTGCGAATCCCGCAAAACAAACGGTGCCCAGTCAGTAAAGTTAGTTGCTGGATAGTGAATGTCAACTCGCATACCTATTTGATTATTAAAGTAAAACACTGCACGTGTAGAGCTTGACCTATAAGGCGCAGTGATCTTTATATCTGGATGCAAGCAATCTTTTACAAAATCACCCAAATCATCAGTAATTGGCTTCCGATGTCTCATTGCCTTAGCTTCCCAAGGCACTGCATTCTGAAACCTCTCAACTTTAATCAACGACTCAACCTCTGCCGACGGCTTAGTAAAAAACTTATTTTCATTATTGTCTACCAAAGTCGAACTTGAAACAACTTCAACAATCGACAACACTTCCCGCTTTCTCACCACTGTCGGCCAACGGTAAAACTCATTGTCCATGTAACTTTCAAAAGGCACATCAGCTTGTGCCGCACTCTTCAGCTTACCAAACACAAAAGCACGTCTACCAGGAGAAGCCGACATCGTGTCAACAAACACATAATCCTTCCACTCTTGGTCAATTTCCCTATCACGCTGACCCAACTCCCAATCACTCCACTTAGTTCCAGCCACCGGCAGATTAGACGGCAGCACCAAATTGTCATCCAGCGTAAACACAAAAGCGCTCTCGCTGGGGTCCATTGTTGGAATAGTCTGAAAGGTAGCAGCCATAGTTAATAAGTCGGTGCATTGTTAGCCATCCCAGTCACAATCTCACGAGGGAAAAAGAAAGGTCCATCAGCAGTTGTAAACTTCCAATAAGAAACTTTAATCTCCAAAAATCTCGGAGCCGTCTCCTGCAAAATGTCATCCTTAAATATATCTGGCTGTGTCGTATCCGTCGCATCTTTAGGGCGCATAATCAACGCGTCACCTGACGTATTACGATAAAACGGAGCAGTCGCATCTGGACTCATCGACCAGCCTGGACCAAACTTAGGTTCAGCTGAGCTAGTCGTCGAAGGATACTGCAACGTATTCCTCCACACACCATCATACACCACCGTCGCCACGCCATCATTCACCACCAACTCCACATCTGTTACACCATCCAACTGGTGCACACGTCCATCACTTGTCGAAACATAATAAGTAGCCATAAGTTTTAGTAAAATTCAATTGCTCCACCTGCCATTTTCATATCTTCATCCTGACGAATCAGCAGCTCCAAAGCCGCCTCAGCTTCTTTAACCGGAGGTGGCAGATTTCCCTCCTTATTCCCAACAAAAGCCTGGCTAAGCCTATTCGCCTCAACCATGCTTCTCAAAATCAAAAACTCCTCTGCATTCTCCGTCCACCAGTCACTATAAGAGCTAGTGTCAATTGCGCCAACCTCTGTCTGCACACTGCTAACAAAATTAGAACTAATAGGAAAACTGCTAGGATGTGAATACAAAGTCACAATCACGTTAATAGGTTCAAACCCAAATGTAACCTTAACACTGTCACTTGTCAGCTCGCAGTCCCAATTAAACTGATCAAAGCCAGTCTTAACATTTTCTTTTGTAAACGAGCTAGCAACAAGTGGAAGCGATGGTCCAATCACAAAATAAGGTGATCCTACAGTCGTCATTGACGATCCATTATTTGCAGCATCCAAAATTAACGTAGCTTTCTGAAACCTACTAGCATTGCTAATATCCAGTTTCAGCCAGCTTTCATCCGCCCTTGCACCATAGATACTAGTCGGCAACGTAATACTCCACCGTCCACTAGCTCCACTATTCCAATTCGGCCACCACTTATACCCATCCACCACCACAATCTTTGTATCAGTCGGCGCAGGATACAGCTCAAACCACTTACCTCTCGACACAGCGTAAGGTTGCATCAGCAAAGGATGATGCACAGTATTCGTCCGATCCTGCCTCTCATTCCTCTCATCCCACCACACCCCATCATACTCCTTACTAGACTCAAGCCGATACTTCACACCCTGATCAATGATTTTCATCACTCGATCTTCCACCACCGTTTCATCAGCCACATTAGCACTACCACGTAGCCACCAATGCTTCCCTTCTTTCATCTTCTCTGTCCCACCATCAAACCACGTCGGGCTGTCCAGCAAAACTTTATTAGATGAATTGACCGAGAAGTAACCTTTCTGTCTGCACACATTCCAGTTATGCCTCTTCTCCGCATACTTCCTTGCATTATTCATAGCCAGCAACACCAGATTTACATCCGTGCCCTGAATATCAAACTTTGCAACGGTCTTTTGCAGATACGAAGCTACAACACTTTGAATTTCTGATACAGTCATACTCAATTACTTCTCGGTTAAGTTACTTATTCCACATTATGCGTGGCCCTTCATCCCAAGCTTGCCGACAGCGGGTGATTTACCAGAGAAACGGACAAGAGTATTCTTGCCTGTTTGATTGGTTTCACGAGCTGTGCCGGTAAGCATTGCGGTTTGGTCGACGTGCTTGCCTTTTGGTGGCATAGAGTCGTAGGAGGTCATTAGGTTTTTAGGCATATTTTTGTTTGGTTTACGCTGCGGTTGAGCCTGTGATTGTCAGGCGGAAGGTTCCGGAGATGGTAGCAGGTTCATGTCGCTTAGTGTCATCACTTTGATTAAGGTTAGCGAATAGGATCTTGCTTCCGTCGTAGGAAGGAACTGCGACAACAATCACGGAGTCGTCAGCTTTAATTGCATTGGTGCACGAGACAATCTTTTGAAAGCCAAGTGTTGATGCGTCGATTGTTTCAGCGGTGTTACCCTGTCCGGTAAGCACAAGAGTCAACTGCTTTGTGGCAAGTTGAACTCCTGTACCTGGCTGTTTCCAGCCTCGGAGCACGGTGACAGCACTACTAAGTAGGTCTGCCATATAGGTTAGATGGTGATTCCGGTGAGGTTTTTGATATACATGTGGTTCTCAGGGAAGTTAATTTCGTAACCACCTTCTGTGAGCCAGCTGTCTTTACGACCGTCAAAGTCGTTATCTTGACGTCCAGTAAGGAACTCTGTGTCAGAGTCCAGGAGAGGACGCCATTTGAAGCAAGGCAGGTCAACGATGTAGGCATCATTGCGGAACGTTGCGTCCTGAGTGAGCAGCGGATGGGATTTAAACACCAGCGTGCCGTAGATCGTCTCAAGGCGATACATCTGAGTTTGGCCAAATGTGTCGGTCTTGGGGTTGAGATCGCGCAGGATGAGAGACTGGTTACGAGCGTACTGCTGAACAGCGCGCAGGAAACCACTGCCGCACACGCAAAGCTTCTCAAAGGAAGTTTCGGAGGTGTAGCGGAAGGCGTTCTCAAGGATAGACTCAAACTGATCCATCGTCACGGTGCCTTGGATGTCCAAGATGCGCTTGTCATCAGAGGCGTTCCAGGCAGAAGCCGAGATGTCAGCACCACCTGGGCGATAGTCAGCAATACCGGAGTTAGCGGTGTTGCCAACTTCCCATTGACGAAGGAAGTATTCAAGACCGCCAGTGAAGCGCTCAGGAACAGTGTCACCATCTTCATTGGTCGTGTTGCGGGTCAGGCGAGTTCCACGAAGAGTAGTCATTTCCATTGCCTTCATGTGGCGCAGGCCAACTTTCTTCATCTTGTCCTGCCACACGCCAGCGGAGTCATAACGAACACCTTGTTTCAGAGCTGAGCGGGTAATGTGAATACCATGCTTCAGGATCTGAGTGTAGTTGCTGATCTCAATTGGGAACGTGTAGTTGCTGGACTTAGACTTGGTGCCTTCAGCAGCGGCCTTCGAGGTGAAGTAAACCGTAATGCTGTTAGCGTCGGTGTCGTTAGACACAGATGTTACAGCTTCCAGTGCGCGGAACTTCAGCGTGTTGGCGTTAGCATCGACAGCGGTCACAACACCGCGGACGTTGAGCGAAGCAGAAGCTGCTCCGTTAGGAACATTGCGAATCCAGATCACGTCCTGGACAGCAAAGACAGAAGCGTCAGCAACAAACAGACCGTACTCGGTGTTTGCAACAACGTTAAAGCCAGCGGCTGCCTGAGAAGTGGTCAAGGCTGCGTTTGTGAATGGACCAGCACCACCAGAGCCAAGGCTGCCGGAAGTAACTGTGGTTGACTTGATCACAGTGTCGCGCTCTTCCCACCAACCGAATTCGGTTTTGTCAGTCTCTTCGTCAGGGAGGAGACTCAGGAAGTAGGTCAGCGGAGCTGGACCCTGTGGATATTGATAAAGAACACGACGACGTGTCGTTTCACTGATATAGCTCGCGTGGGAGCCGCTTGTATGAAGGCCGAAGACTGGCATATTTTATTGTTTTTCTGTTTGTTTGTTTTTTGTTTCTTAACCAACTGGATAAACTGAATCCATCAGACCACGAGCGCCACTACGACCCTGTTGTCTTCCGGAGCTACGACCACCACCTCCAGAGCGTGGTGCCGCAAAACTCATTCCTTGCTTGCCTTTAAGGCTAAAATTTGGATCAATCTGGCGAATGATATCCCTCGCCGTCCGACCAACTGTTCTCAACGCGTCGCTTGGACTAGCAGGATTGTAACCTTGCTGTTGCAGCACACGCAGCGCTTGTTTAACTACATGACCCTTCCCGCGCAACGCAGGAAATTTACGAGTCACACCGCCAACAAAGCTTTCTTCTCTTTGGCTCTGAATTGCCTCCTGCACCGCAGCAAGCTTTGGATTGAGTTCCCCAACCCGACCGTCGATCGCAAGACCTGCAGCACGCAGCAAATAGTCCGCCTGCTGATTCATCAGAGCTTGCATTGTTTCCAGCGCTTTCTCTGGCGCTATATCAGGATCACGCAAAGACTTAATCAAATCGACAGTGAACTGAGGTTTACCCAGTTGCTTTTCGATATCTTCCCGTGAAAGTTGTGGTTTCTGCTGTTCAAAAGCAGGCTTCAGACCGCGAGTAATCGCATCGGCTAACTGATTGTGATCGAAGACAGGAGTAGCAGACTTGCGAGAACCAGCAGCTTTACCACTCGGCTCATCATCATCGTCATCAAAATCGTCATCGTCGTCATCATCATCATCACCTTCAAGGTCTTTGATGTCAATGATTTCGTCTCCGTCATCATCATAACCACCGCCATCGCCGTAATCACCAGCGGGTGCGCGTAGTCCAAAGTTAGCCCATTGTAGTCTTTTCATCGTTTTGTCTTTCTTGTTTTGTTTGTATTTTAGCCTGGATCAACTCCTTTAGAACACCAAAAGAGTCCAGATTTTTCATGCGCTGAGCTATCATACCCAGCATTTGCTCTCGAGCAAAAAAGCTTTTCACATCCTCAGGAAGCATCGTCGTCGCCACATTGGTCAGACTCAAAACTTCTTCCTCCTCATTCTCTGACCACACCCTATACAGGGAGCTGCGGCGGAATTGATCCACCTCCAGGGACAGGTTGTGGAGGGCCTCCAAGCTCAGCTTGTCCAGGCAATCCTCCGATATTGTTAATAGGTTGTTCATCGCGTTTAAATTGATCTAAGTTTTTAACTCCCCTAAGCTCCTGAATCCTCATAATCATCTTCACCACATCCAAGTTCGTAGCCGCCAGCATCTCAGGATTACCCATCAAAGCAATCACCAGCTCCTGAAGACTCTGAGCAAGGAACCCTTTCTCGCTCTGACTCGTAGCGTCAAACACAAAAAAGTCTTCATTACCCACAAGCTCCCACCAGTTATCCTTATGGAACTTCTCCCAAGCCTCCAACGTCTCATCACTCTCCTCGCCCACAATCTTATGGAACGTCTCTTCACTCATCCACTGCCTTGCATTGTTAAGAATCACTCGACCCATAGGCCCAAGCGCCATCTCCCAAATGTTAGACCCGATCAGCTTCAGCCGACTCCCACCACCAGCTGCCACGTTCCTAGCCTCCGTAGCGCTTCTCCTCCCACTAGCAAAATTCCCCATCGCATTCTCCGTCACCCCACTCACCGTCTGCATCACTCGCATCAACTCCTGTGCATCCTGCACATGCGTCACAGTCGGATCAGTCGTCCTCAACTGCTGAATGAAGTTCTGCACACCACCCATAGCCGGAGCACTCTTCTTCAACCGAATAAACGGACTCCGCGTCATCAAATCTTCCACCTCAATGAACTGAGGATGAACCACCAGCTGCTTCTCAATATTGTTCTTAACAGCCTCAATCCTCGAGTTCATCAACCACGTCACAGTATCCTGCAACTTGTCAATCACACCACTCAAGCTATCGCAAGGCCGCGCATGCAAATCAGAACTGAGCATCCCAGCAAAATATGTAAAACGCATATTCGCGTCTTCCATCTTCTCCGCCCTCACAATCCTCTTATCATTCGCCAGCTCAAGCACCCACAGCTCCTCCTCATCACTCTCGCTCAGCTTATACTCACTTGGCACCAGCTTCCGCTGCACAGTGGTCACAGCCACCATAAAGTTATCCTCACTCTTACCAGTATCCTTCGACGGATCAAAGCCTTCCAGCCTTGTCTCACCTCGCTCCTCATACTCCCGAGTTGACATCCGCTCCACATGCTCAGCACCAAACACACCATTCCGGCGCTTCAGCTCCCTCACATGCATCACAGTCTCATCTGCCACAAACTCTCCCTCTTCCCACCGCATCAACGGCAGCCTCGTATCAGGATACCAGTTATACGGACTAACATTATACACCTTCGTCCCCTCGCACACCGTCACTTCAATCTCTTGGCTAACTGGGTTAACCGACAGCTCATCAGCCATGGAGGTTGGTGAGAAGAACGAGATGATGGAGGCAGACTCGGGAGAGGCTTCGACTTTGATCGTGCGGTATTCCCAGGAGGTTTTGAAGACTCCAAGGGAGAAGCGTGCAACGTCAAGGTTGAAAGCGTAGATTTTGGAGTAAAGGCGGTTAGTGCGAACCTCGCGCTCAAGGATTGCTTCGTTGGTTTCTTTCAGGTCGTAGTCTTCAGATCCAGAGGCTTCGACTTCAAAAAGCGTTGGATTCTGGGCGAAGAGAGAAGTGATGAAGGTTGCAAAGGTGTTGACCTGAGCGTAGGAGAGTGGGATGATCTGCTTGGCTGGCTCGCGCTTTTTCTTTGCACGAACGTCCTTGGCATCTTCGTCAGATTGCTGTTGGTAGATTTCAAGAGCATGATCCCAGTCGGCGTAGAATCTACCCATGTATGTGCGACTGCGTTTGAGATCGCGCACGCATTCTTGAAGGAGAGATTGGAGATCCTCGTCTTGTTCCTCTTGGGAGAGACGATCGGTTAGGTCTTTAGTCATGTTATGCTGCTTCTTTTTCAAACCAAGCTTTGCCTTGCTTCGGCACATCCAGCTTGCCAGTGTATTCGTATTCGGAGAAACTCCACGAGTCGGACTTCTCAGGGCTGACGTAGGTCAAGCCAGAGAGGACTAAGCGGTAGAGGTTTTCCATCATGTGGTCGTTTTTGTCTCGTGGTTTATTCTCTTTTGCTGGATCCCAGATGTAAGAGTCAAACTCGTAAAGGGTCTCTTGAAGATTAGTGCAGAAGTGTAAAGAGGAGGTTGGATCAGTCTTTGCCAGCGCATTCTGAACAGCTTGAATACCATGTGTCAGCTCTTTGGATGCGGGCACCACAGGGACCCCCCTTTGGTAGAACGAATCAGCCCAACACGCCCCAGTGATTGGGTCTTGGTTGAACGCAGATCGATCTATCATAATCACCTGTGGCACCCGCCCTTTCAGCATGGAGATCACGACATCAACAAGATCGTCCATCATCACATGCTGAAAATATTCCCGATAAAAGAAAGTTTGTCCAGTAGGCGCAGTCGCAGCAAACAAAACAGCATGAGGTGTTTTTGGATGCGGATCAATCGCGACGCGAATTGTATAATCTTCTGGCGGTTCATCGAAGTCTTTCCACCCTTTTGGCAGCTCATGATAAACATGTCTGAGTGTGTCAAACTGAGGATACACAACACCCTGCATTGTCTTCGGCCTACCGTTGATACGAGCCTCACGTTCTTCAGGTGTCAACTGATCTGCAAAGCGCTGAATAGCTTCCTTGCTCAACGTAGAGTTATCATGGCTAGTGCCAGTGAGGATCCACTTCTTGCCTGGAAACTCATAGCCATCAGGAAACTCTTCGCGAAGTCTCGTGCGGGGAACAAAGAGTTCATTGATCCACTGCTCTGCAATAGGAGTGCAAGTGAACCAAGCTGAGCCATCATTGTCAATCAATCCACGAGAGTTAGCAATCCACATCGCTTTTGGACAAGGCTCATCAATATGAATCCAATCCCAGTGACCAGACTCCTGACCCATCGGGTTAGCCTTAAACGACTTCACCGTATCAATGTAAATGTAAGAAATCCCACCCCAGATACTCTTAACTTGCACACAATCAATTTCACCAGCCTGATTCTTGTGAATGCCATGAAAGCTAGACTTAGGCAAGAATTTAAATATCTTCCCCATGGCCTCACCAGGTTCCTGGCTCGTGTAAATTTCTCTTGCCTTGTCCCAGTCAGCCACAATAATCAAACCTTTTGTACTCCGCTTGGGCAAACCTTCATACCGCAACGGATCATCCTTCGATACCCACGGACGCTCGCCAATCGCCCACGAGCAATCTTCAGCTGTGCCACACGTTGACTTACCAAACCGATTTCCTGTGCGCAGGTAACGAAGCTTTGCCCAGTGAGCCGCGTGAAAGCTCTCCTGTTTGGAGTGTGGAACATAAAACGCCAGTCCATTCTCACGCTTGAGCGCAGCCGCCTTCCGCAGCTTCACTAGCTCTTGCATTTTTGGATCTCTCGCTGGCGTCATAGAAAGGGTCAAATCAACTTGTTCACATCATAATTAACAGTAGGCATCTTAGCGCGAAGTTCTGCAAGCGTCTTGCCAAACGTCACCTGGAAGTGTGGGGTCTCAGTAAAGCTTTTCCAATTACCTGCCCACTCAATCCCATGCTTAGCTGCAACCTTGCCGATTTGCCGATAAAAGACATCAGCCACAGCTGGCTTAGCTTCATCTAGATAAGAACCATTTCCAGCTTGAAACAATCCAAGGTCAATAGCAAGCCCGTAGTTGTGCCAGCTAGACCCAGGCCTTGCTTTAGTAACAATCTTTCCAGGTTTAGTGCGACCACTTGCATACAGTGCAGACTGAGCAGCCCACGACCGCAAGCCAGAAATCACTTCAACCTTAACGCCCTGCGTTGCCATAAGCGCCTCAACTTCAGTAAGGAAAGGCTCAAATTTTGCCAGTGCCTTCTTATTAAGTGACCCTAAATTTTCAATAGTGCGTTTAGTTCTCATAATCTCACTCATCGTAATCGTTCATCTTATAGCACACAGTCGACAGCGCAATCAGTGCAAACACCAAAAGCGCCAACGCGGTAAAAACAACTCCAGCAAGAAAAGCCATTAGACTCCAGTCTTGTTGCCATCCTTTGCAGAAATGAGTCCAAGCGAGACAGCCAGGCCAAGCACCTGATTGCACACCACAGCATACTGAGGAGCCACTATAGGCAACACTACACACGCTGTGCTAACAACACCAGCTAACGAAGTTTTCCAATTTTTAAACACGTTTTTCATTTTTGTTTCTTTCTATTCTTCCTTTACTTTTTTTGCCTTAAGTGACCTTACCAATTTATAAATAGTCAACACGCCAACCAAATTACCCACAGTCAGCGAAGTAATCCGCAGCCACTGTTCGACATCTTGCATTGACACTAAAAAAGCTATAAAATTAACAGTCCAACCAACTACTGCGGTCGGCACATCTTGAAGGTATCCTGTGGTTGGCTCGTTCATACGCTCAAAATTTAGATCTTTGCAGCTTCGATCCACGCATCATGCAACTGTCCCTCAGTAAGCCCTAGCGCAGCGCCAAAGCTAACCACCAGCGGATTCGTCACTTCAAACACCGAAGCATCTGCCCAGTCAATCTCAGCCTCAGCACGAGCTTCTGCGTCACTAAGCCCCGCAATCAATACTGAAACTTGATCCAGCAATCCTTGAGCCAATAACCACCGCTTGAGCTGCCTCCGCGTGATCGGAGCTGG